TAGCTGACTTTAGTGCCATTGAAGCAAGAGTTATTGCCTGGCTTGCTGGGGAAGATTGGAGACTTGATGTTTTCAAAACTCATGGGAAGATTTATGAAGCTTCAGCAAGTCAAATGTTTAAAGTACCAATAGCTAGTATTAAGAAAGGTTCTGATTTAAGGCAAAAGGGAAAGATAGCAGAACTTGCCCTTGGCTATGGTGGAAGTGTAGGAGCTCTTACATCTATGGATAAGAAAAAGAGTATTCCTGAAGAAGAACTTCCAGAACTTGTGCGGCATTGGAGAAATGCTAATACTCATATAACTACGTTTTGGTGGGATTGTGATAAGGCTGCTAAAGAGGCTATTAAGGAAAGAACAACAGTATCTCTTCATCATGGTATTAAGTTTATATATGATCCAGGGGTTTTATTTATACAGTTACCTTCAGGTAGAAAGTTAGCTTATATAAGACCTAAGATAGAACCTCATGAAAGATTTAGTGGAAATAAAATTACCTATGAAGGTATGGAACAAACAAGTAAACAGTGGACTAGAATAGACACTTATGGACCTAAGATAGTGGAGAATATAGTTCAAGCTACTGCAAGAGATTGTCTAGGAGAAGCTATGTTTAAAGTAGAGAAAGCAGGATATCCAATAGTAATGCATGTTCATGATGAAATTATAATGGATGTTCCTAAAGATTTTGGAACTATAGAAGAAGTTAATTCAATCTTTGGAGAACCAATAGACTGGGCTCCAGGACTTCCACTTAAAGCTGATGGATATGAATGCAGCTATTATATGAAAGATTAAAAGGAGAGTGTTAAACATGGATAAAATTAGAGATATAAGTATAAATGAAGCAGTGCTTCATGTTTTAGATAATAGTGTAGATGAACCTATCTTAAATAATTACAAAATGGACATTAACGAGGATTCATATAGATTTATTTTAAGTCATATTGAAAGAGTACTTAAAGATGATAATCTAAAATATGCGAAATTTACACAAGGGGACATTTTAATTAAAGATACATGCCTGGATTACTTAGATGGAAGAACTCCTATATTATCAACTTCTTTTGATATAACAAAAAGATTATTTCATTTTATGAATGAAATTAATACCATTTCCTCATGTGATCTGTTAGTAGTTTCTTTTAGTACTGAATATGGCCCAATGGTAGGAATACTTAAAATAGACTACATTAAGCAATACACACATCATATTGATTTTGCTGATGATAATGTTGGAATACAATTAATGCCTATAAAAACATGTTTACCCGATAAAAAGAAAATACAGAAGGCTGCGTTTATTAAACCTTCAAGAGAAAATCAGGACTATGATTTATTGGTGCTTGATAAAGATTATATCAAGGATTCAGATGAATATGGTAAAAATTATTTTATAGATAAGTTCTTAGAATGCTATTTAGTTGAAAATGACAGAGATAAAACAAAGCAGTTTTTAAATGCTGTAGAAGTATGGACCAGGAGCAATGCAAAGGGTGAAGCAGTTATTGCGGAAAAGATAAGAAGTGAAGTAAGAAAAGCTCTCTTGCTTAATGACAAAATAGATATTTATAAATTAGCTAAAAAACTTTTACCTTTTGAACAGTCACAAAAAGGATTTATTGCATATATGCAGGACAGAGATCTAGAAAAATTTGAAGTTGATAAAGAGTATTTAGAGAAAAAGCTTAGTAAATTAAAAATCAAAGTAAGCAGTGCTATAGATTTAAGTATAACCAATGAAGCCTACAAGGATATTAATAAATTTGAAATCAAAGATAATGGTGATGGCAGCATTAATATGATAATCAAGAATATAGAGAATTATGTTGAAAGATAATTGATTATACCACAAATGAAATGGAGGAATGATTATGAAAGAATTTTATGGTGGTGTAAGTTTAGCCGCAAGAATTAGTTTTATGGTTAAATCTGAGAATGAAGAAAAAGCAACAGATATAGTATTTGATGATATCGAAGGTATGCAGCTTGTATTAAAAGATGGTAGTAAATTAGAGATAACGGAAATAGATTGGGGCTTAATTGAAGAAGCAAACCGGGGCAATGTAAGTCAATCACATATAAGTGATTTTGATATAGAAGAAGAAAGGTGAATGCCATGGAAACATTTTTTAATGCTGCAGTAATCAGTTTTATAATTATAGGACTTGATTTACAGGTTACTTATAAAGGAGAAGAAGTATTTAGACTATGCTGGGGTATTCAATGGATCGTTAAAGGTATACTCCCTAAATATAAAGATTAGCAAAATAAACACTCATGTGTGAGGGGGGGGGTAATGTGGAATATAAAACAGAAGATACACCAATAGTTACAAAAATTAAACATGATGGATCTATTACTCTAGCCACCGGAAAAAGTAAAAAAGAAACTCACTGGAAGAACAAAACCATTATGTATTCTGATTTAATCAAAAAGCTTTCAACTACTACAAGAACACCTGAGACTTATGCAGAATATAAGAAGCTTCCTAAGACAGAGAGGGATAATCTTAAAGATGTTGGTGGTTTTGTGGGTGGAAGTTTAAAGAATGGACGTAGAAAAGCTGAGAATGTGGCTAACAGAACTTTATTAACATTAGACTTAGATTATGTTAAAGGTGATATATGGGGCTCTATAGAGCTTCTATGGGACTTCTCAGTTACTATGTATTCAACTCATACACATGCACCAGATAATCAAAGGCTAAGACTTGTAATTCCATTAAGTAGACCAGTACTTCCAGACGAGTATCAAGCTATAAGTAGAATGGTTGCAGATGATTTAGGAATAGATCAGTTTGATGATACAACTTACGAACCTTCAAGGCTTATGTACTGGCCATCAACAAGTAGTGATGGGGAATATGTATTTAAGGTGCAGGACCTACAGTGGCTTAATCCAGATGAAGTACTTGCTAGATATACTTTTGGTTGGCAAGATGTTAGTTATTGGCCAGAAAGTTCAAGAGCTAGGGCAAAACTTACGAGTGCCATAAAAAAGCAGGAAGATCCTTTAGAAAAGAAGGGGGTTATAGGTGCATTTTGCAGGACCTATACAATAACTGAAGCTATAGGAGAATTTTTAAATGATATATATGTACCTGGTGCAGATGAAACCCGGTACACCTATGCAGAAGGAAGTACCACAGGTGGAGTCGTAGTTTATGAAGATAAATTCAGCTATAGCCACCATGGTACGGATCCTACAAGCGGGATATTGTGTAATGCTTTTGACTTAGTTAGGATTCTTAAGTTTGGTAGTCTTGATGATGAAGCTAAATCAGATACACCAGTTAATAGACTTCCTTCTTTTACTAGAATGAAAGAATTTGCAGCAGAAGATAAAAAAGTTATGGAAACTATGGGGCGTGAAAAACTTGAAAAAGCCCAAGAAGACTTTGGAGTAGTTGAAGAAATAGAAGATACTGAATGGCTTAAAGAACTTACTTACACAGAACAAGGAAAGCTTAGAAGTACTATAAGTAACTTTTTATTGATAGTAGAAAATGAACCGCTGCTTAAAGGTAAGATAGCCTACAATGAATTCTCTAATAGAGCTGTAGTAATTGGTCAACTTCCCTGGAGAAGTAAAAATAATAAATCGGATTGGAATGATACTGATGACAGCGGACTTAGAGAATTTATTGAAAAATACTATAGTATAAGTTCAACTGCAAAATGCGCTGATGCTCTAGCATTAAGTTTTGAAAAACATTCATTCCATCCAGTTAAAGATTATTTAAGCAGCTTAGTATGGGATGGTAAGGAAAGAGTAAGTACTTTATTTATAGACTATCTTGGTGCTGAAGATAATTCTTATGTAAGAACTATAACAAGAAAAACATTAGTAGCAGCAGTTGCTAGAGTTTTTGTTCCTGGTATTAAGTTTGATAACATGGCAGTACTTTCAGGACCACAAGGCATATATAAAAGTACTATTATAAAAAAGTTAGGTAAGGAATGGTATTCTGACAGCTTAACTACTGTAAGTGGTAAGGAAGCATATGAACAGCTTCAAGGTGTATGGTTATTAGAAATGGGAGAAATGATGGCCACAAAGAAAGCAGATATTGAAGCAACAAAACATTTTTTATCCAAGACTGAGGATATTTATAGAGTAGCTTATGGAAGAAGAACAAGTAGATTCCCTAGGCAGTGTATCTTTATAGGTACAACTAATGATAGAGAATTTTTAAGAGATAAAACAGGAAATAGAAGATTCTGGCCAATGGATGTAGGACTACAGAAACCTACTAAACAAGTGTATGGAAATTTAGAGAATGAAGTAGATCAGATATGGGCTGAGGCTGTAGAACTCTGGAATAATAAAGAACCACTGCATTTAAATAAAGATGAACTTAAAGAAGCTGAAAAACAGCAGGATTCCCACAGTGAAGAAAGTGCAAAGGCTGGATTAATTGAAGAATATTTAAATAAACCTATCACAGATAATTGGTATAACTTAGGCATTTCTGAGAAAAGAAACTATATTCATGGTTCGGAGTTTGGAGAAGAACCAGAAGGTACAGTACGCAGAGATAAAACTTGTGTTATGGAAATATGGGTAGAACTTTTTAATGGTGATCCTAAGCAGTTAACACCTATGCAATCACGAGAAATAAATGATATTTTAAAAGGATTTAATGATTGGGATAGATGTAATAATCCATTAAGTTTTGGTAAAAGTTATGGCAAACAAAGAGCTTATTCACGTAAAGTTTAATGGAAACAGAAATGTGTTTTACAGATAAAGGAAATTGGAAACAATGGAAACAGAAAAATTATAGTTGTTTCCAGTAGTGTTTCCGCTATAAAGCTAGTAATAGTAAGGGTTTAAAAGGTGTTGGAAACAATGGAAACAAAAAATATTATATAAGTAGTATTTATATAATTAGGCATATACGTATATACATATACACGCCTAAACACACGTATACGTGTATATAAGAAAAAATTGTTTCCGTTGTTTCCAACTAAAATTAAGAAGGTGATATCTTGCAGGAAAGCAGAATTGAAAAAAGACTAAAAAATGAAATAGAGAAAATAGGTGGTAAAGCATTAAAGTTTGTTAGTCCTGGAGTGTCAGGAGTGCCAGATAGGATTGTTCTATTACCACATGGAAAGTTAATCTTTGTAGAACTTAAAGCACCAGGTGAAAAACTAAGAGCATTACAGAAATACAGAGCAAAGGAATTAAAAAATTTAGGATTTGATGTTAGAACAATAGATACAGTTGAAAAAGTAGATTTGTTTGTAAGGGAAGTGAAAACATGAAATTTATACCCCATAGTTATCAGGAATATGCAGCTAATCATATTTTGAATAATCCAGCAGTAGGTCTTTTCCTAGATATGGGTTTAGGCAAAACGATTACTACTTTAACCGCCATAGATGATTTATTATTTCTCGGGGAAGTAAATAAAATTTTAGTTATAGCACCATTAAGAGTAGCAGAAGATACATGGAGTACTGAAATAGATAAATGGGACCATCTTAATTTAAAAATATCTAAGGTCTTAGGATCTGTGAAAGAAAGAACAATAGCTTTAGATATAGATGCAGATATCTATATAACTAATAGGGAAAATGTAGATTGGCTAGTAGAGAGATGTTTTAAGAACTGGACCTTTGATATGGTTGTTATAGATGAATTAAGTTCTTTTAAGAGTTCTAAAGCTAAAAGATTTAGAGCACTAAGAAAAGTTAGACCCTATTTTAAAAGAATAGTAGGACTTACTGGAACACCAGCACCTAATAGTTTAATAGATTTATGGCCACAGCTTTATTTACTTGATGGTGGGAAAAGGTTAGGTAAAACTATTTCAAGCTATAAGGAGCAGTATTTTACACCTGGTAATAGAAATCAATTTGTGGTTTATAATTGGAATCTTAAAGAAGGTGCAGAAGAAGCAATTCATAATAAACTATCAGATATTTGTATTTCTATGAAAGCAGAAGATTATTTAAATATGCCTGAAAGAATTGATAATGAAATAAATATAAATTTACCTGAGAGAATAATTAATAAATATAAGCATCTTGAGAAGGATCTTGTATTGGAACTTAGGGAAGATGATATAACAGCTTCCAATGCAGCAGTACTTACTAACAAATTACTTCAAATGTCCAATGGAGCTATTTATTCAGAAAATCATGATGTCGTAGAAATTCATGAGGAAAAGTTAAAAGCTTTGTTAGATATTATTGAAGCAGCAAACGGAAAACCAGTATTAGTGTTCTATAGTTTTAAACATGACTTTGATAGAATTAAGAGCTTTCTAAAATCTAAAAAGATATCTGCCACAGGACTTGAAGATTCTAAAGATATTAAAAAATGGAATGAAGGTAAAATACCAGTACTTTTAGTTCATCCAGCAGGAGCAGGACATGGACTTAATCTTCAGTATGGAGGAAATATTATTGTTTGGTTTGGGCTTACATGGAGTTTGGAATTATACCAACAGGCTAATGCAAGACTTTATAGGCAAGGTCAAAAAGAGAATGTAATGATACATCACTTAATAAGTAAAGGGACAGTTGATGAAGATGTTATAAGAGCTTTAGGGAGTAAAGAAATAAATCAAGATACATTACTGGAAGCTGTGAAAGCTAGAATTCAAAAATATAAGAGCTAGGAGGTTGATAGCATGGAGCAGAATATAAGCCATGATGAAGCTGTTAAAATAGGTGTCCGAGAAGGAATTAAATATATAAAAGAGCAGGAATACTATAAAACTAAAAAGAGATATGATAGAAGATTAAGAAATACAAGACTGCTGCTTAAGCATTATAGGGGGCTTAAGATTCATAATAAAATATCGGATAGTTCTACTAATGCCATTTACGAAAAGAATGCTGTAGATGTATTAGACGATATAGAAGCTATCAATGATGAAGAGCAGTATATTCAGGCATTAAGCAGGACAAAGATAAGGACTTTAATTATAGTGGGGCATATTAACAAAGCTATGAAATATTATCAGGCGATATGTAAAAGCGAGGGTAAAATTAAAGAGAGAAGATATAGGATAATTAGATATATGTATATTGATCCATCCAAGGATGAAGTAATACCAACGTACGAGCAAGTGGCTGAGCATTTCAATGTTACTGTTAAAACAATTGGAAGGGATGTAAGAGGTGCAATAGAAGATTTAAGTATTTTATTTTTCGGGATAGATGGAATAAGGCTTTAATAATGTCCTTGTCAAGATACTGTAATCCTAGTAATATAGGCAAAGTAGCTATGATTTAACTGATAAAAAATGTCCTTTTACGTGGAATTGACGTACCTTTTATAATATGAGAAAATGATATCGTGAAAAATTATAAAAATTTAAATATCTTGTGCAGGGAACGCCTTTAGTGGGCGTTCTTTTGTTATAATTTTAAATTATATGTACAAGAAAAAAAGTTAAGAAATAGAAAATGTTTTAATAAATTATAAAGTGTATTACCTCTTTCGTCGAGATATTAGGTAGAAGGAGAGTGGTGGTATGGAAATAACTTTAGTATACCCAGAAGACGAAAAGGATGTTAAGGATATAGAAATTGATTCAACTGAGTTAATAGCTTTATGTATGTCTAACAAAATTGGTTCTGATGGTCGCTATTATAGAATTAAAGACAAAATTTTTGAGGATTTAACGCCCGAAAAAAATAAAGCAGGCATGACATTGATTTTAGAAAAGGACTCTTAACAGAGTTCTTTTTTCCTGTAATAAATTAGAAAGTGAGGTGAGCCTAGTGGCAAGATCAAAATGGGAAGATATAAAGGATAAATTGATTCTGATTGAAGGTTGGGCACGTGAAGGGCTCACTGATAAGCAGATAGCAAGTAATTTAGGTATAGGATTGACTACTTTCTATAAATATAAGAAAGAACATTCCGAAGTTTCCGAAGCCCTTAAAAAGGGAAAAGAGATAATTGACTTTGAGGTTGAGAATGCATTACTTAAAAGAGCTTTAGGGTATAAATATACAGAAGTTACCAAAGAGAGGATTATAAGAAAAGATGAAAAAGGAAAAGTGCTTACTGATATACACGGATTTCCTTGTTATGAAATGGTAGTTACTAAAACAGTTAAAAAAGAAGTAGCTCCAGACACTACAGCTCAGATATTCTGGCTTAAGAATAGGAAACCTAATGAGTGGAGAGATAAGCAGGAATTACAGCACAGTGGCAATGTAACAGTAAATAATCCATATAAAGATTTATCTACAGAAGAGCTTAAGAAGTTAGCAGCTTCTTGTGATGAAGATGGATAAAAAGGAAATAGCTTTAGGAGCAAAGTTAGAACTTGCAAGACGTGAGTTCTTTTCTTTTTGCAATTTAATGGCTTCTGACTTCTATAAGAGGAATAGAGAGTATCTTGTGGAGCTTTGTGAGGGTTTTCAAAACTTCTATGAGGGTGAGGATGAAGTACTTGTATTAAATCTACCTCCAAGGCATGGAAAGTCAAGAACAGCTTCTAATTTTGTTGAATGGGTATTAGGAAAAAATCAGAATGAAAAGATTATGACAGGATCATATAATGAGACTTTATCGACTACATTCTCTAAAGCAGTAAGAAATGGCATATTAGAGGAAAAAGCAGATAAGGACAAAATAGTTTACTCTGATATTTTCCCTAATACTAGGATAAAAAAAGGTGATGGGGCTATGAATCTGTGGTCCTTAGAAAATGGATATAACAATTATCTTGCCACATCTCCTACAGGTACCGCAACAGGTTTTGGTTGTTCTCTCATGATAATAGACGATTTAATTAAGAACTCCGAGGAAGCCAATAATGAAAATACTTTAGAAAAGCACTGGGAATGGTTTACTAATACAATGCTTTCAAGACTTGAAGAAGGCGGCAAAATCATCATTATCATGACTAGATGGGCCACCGGAGATTTAGCAGGAAGAGCATTGGAGCATTTCATTGAAGAAGGAAAGAAGATAAAGCATATAAGCATGAAAGCCCTTCAAGATGATGGAACTATGCTATGTGATGAAATACTATCACATAGAACTTATAAATCAAAAATAAGAGCTATGGGTGATGATATTGCCAGTGCAAACTATCAGCAAATACCTATTGATTTAAAGGGTAAATTGTACGAGGATTTTAAAACCTATACTGAAATACCTAAGGATCATAGCGGTAATCCTTTATTTACTGAAATATTCAGCTACACAGATACAGCAGACGAAGGAGCTGACTATCTATGCAATATCATATGGGGTGCATATAATCATGAGGCTTATGTACTTGATGTTATATATACTAAAAATCCTATGAGTGTAACTGAAAAGGCAGTTGCTGAAGCACTTACAAAACATGAAGTAAATAGGAGTAGGGTAGAAGGTAATAACGGTGGTAGTGGCTTTGCCAGAGCTGTTATAAGGATAATGGAGGAAGTTCTTAAGAACTTTAGAACTAGTGTTAAATGGTTTCATCAATCCAAAAATAAAAATGCAAGAATACTTTCGCACAGCACCTGGGTAATGGACCATATTTATTATCCTGTAAATTGGAGGGACAAATGGCCTGATTATTATAAGGCTATGACAACTTACCAAAGAGAAGGAGATAACAAACATGATGATGCTCCAGATACAACTACAGGGGTAGCAGAAACAATGATTATGTTAGGAGGTTAGAAATGGGGTGGTTGAAGAATATGGCAACAAAAGTAATGAAATTATTAAACATAAGACCTGCACCTGATAAGACAATAAACATAATAGAACCTCTAAGTTTTCAGGGGAATGTGCTTAAAAACAGAATATGGTATCGTGGCGATCCCTCAGAATTAGATCAGTTTTTTAAGCAGTCAGCTAGGGATTTAGTAAGTCGATCTAGGTTTTGGAGCGCGGTACCTAGTGATAAATTGAATATAAGGAAAATACACAGTGGATTACCGGCAATGATTGTTGAAAGGCTAGGAGATATTGTTGTTGCTGATATAGAATCTATAGACTTTAATTCAGACGAATTAAACAATCTATGGGAAGAGATAAGCAACGATAATGATTTTAATAAAGTTATAGGTGATTCTATAGTTGAAACTCTTGTTACTGGTGATGGAGCTTTTAAGATAACCATAGACACTGATGTAACCCCATATCCTATTATTGATTTCTATGGTGGTGAAAGAGTAGATTACGCTGTAAAAAGAGGTAGACTGCAAGAGGTAATATTTTATACTAACTATGCTAAAGAAAATAGAAATTACACTCTACAAGAAACCTTTGGTAAAGGATATATAAGATATGTGTTGTATGATGATTCAGGGAAGGAAGTCCCCATAAACACTATTCAGGAAACGGAAGATTTAAAAGACACAACCTTTGATGGTAATTTTATAATGGCTGTACCTATGATGTTTTTTAAAAGCCAGAAGTTTGATGGCAGAGGTAAGTCAATATTTGATAGCAAGAGTGATTCATTTGATGCTCTCGATGAAACTATAAGCCAATGGATTGATGCAATAAGGGATGGAAGAGTAATAAAATACATTCCTGAAGACTTGCTGCCTAGAAATCCTAAAACAGGTGAAATACTTGAACCCAATAGTTTTGATAATAAATATATTGCAACAGGTTCAAGTCTTGCAGAGGATGCCAAGAATCAAATAGAAATGCAGCAGCCAGATATAAATTATGATGCCTTTGTTAATACTTATGCTAGTAACTTAGATATGTGTTTACAAGGAATTGTTTCTCCTGCTACTCTCGGAATTGATTTAAAGAAGACAGACAATGCAGAAGCACAAAGGGAAAAGGAAAAGACAACTCTATATACTAGAGGGAAAATTATAGATGTATTAACAGAGGTTATCCCTAATGTAGTAATTATAGCAATACAGGTAAATGATTTGCTACATGGTATAGCTCCAGGAGAATATGAAGCTACAATTAATTTTGGTGAGTATGCATCACCTTCCTTTGATACTGTAGTTGAAACTGTTGGAAAGGCTAAAATGAACGGTATCATGTCTATAGAGCAATGTGTAGAAGAATTGTACGGTGATACATGGACAGATGAAGAAAAGGCCCTTGAAGTTCAAAGGCTGAAAGAACAATCAGGACTAACAACTGTAGATGAACCTGCAATCAATGGTCAAGATGATGAAATAGTTGACGGTGAATAGTCATGGCTGATGAGAATAAGAATCCATATGATCTTAGAGAGATATTTCAGAGAATGGAACTAGACCTCATTGCTTCACTTAAAAGAAACTTTTATAGACATAAGAATGAAGAATTAAAAGAAGGTTTTGAGTGGGAGCAATGGCAGCTATCCAAGCTTAGGAATATTGAAAAGTTTAGAAAAGCAAATAAAGAATTGATTGATAAGTACAGTGAGCCTATTCAAAATGCTATAGATTCAGTATTGCAGGAAAGCTTTAAAGCTGGGGAAAATAGAGTTACAAAGCTTATTAATCAAATAAAGAACTGGTTAGGTAAATACATTAAGAAAGAAGCTGTAATTGAGTTTCCTACAAATATTTCAAAGAATACAAGTCCGCAGGGTATGGAAAAACTTAAGGATATTGTATCAAGGGTAATAAATAAACCTAAGAATAATCCACCACAAGAAAGTAATTTCTTTGGTGTAAATGATAAGAAACTAAAAGCTCTTATAGATTCCACTAAGAAGGATATAAATGTGGGCCAGCAATCAGTACTTAGAAAAATGGAAGATGTATATAGGCAGACAATATTTAAAACTCATGTGTTCCTGCAGAGTGGAGCTACAAGTTTAAATCAGGCAATAGATATGGCTACTAAGGACTTCTTAGACAAAGGTATTAACTCAATAGTATATAAAGATGGTAAGCGGGTAAACATTGCGTCATATGCCGAAATGGCATTAAGAACAGCTAGTCAAAGAGCAACCTTTTTGGGTGAAGGAAAAAAGCGTGATGAATGGGGAATTCATTTAGTTGTTGTGTCAGCTCATGCGAATACCTGTAAGTTATGTTTACCATGGCAAGGGAAGATTTTAATTGATGATGTATTCAGCCATGGCACTAAGGCTGATGGTGATTATCCACTATTAAGTGAAGCTATGAAAGCAGGGCTTTTGCACCCTAACTGTAGGCATACATTGGCAACATACTTTCCAGGTATAACAAAATTACCTGAGATACCTGATGAAGATATTGCAACTAGTAATTATAAAGCAGAACAGCAACAAAGGGCCATTGAAAGGGAAATAAGAAGATGGAAGAGACGTGAAGATGGTTCTTTGGATGATAGGAATGTACAGACGGCCAGTGATAAGGTTAAAGAATTACAAGATAGATTAAGACAACACTTAAAGGATAATCCGGAGCTTAGAAGGGATTACAGCAGAGAAAAAGTGAGGTGAAATAAATGTTTAAAACAATTATTATTGATTTAGCAGGATTGTTTGTAATAGCATCATCTATTTATGATATGTATGTAAATCATAAAATTAAGAAACTTAATGAACAGTCAATTGAAGCAGATAAAGAAATACAAAAAGAAATAAAGAGCCAAATAGAACAGTTAAATAAATCTATGCCTACTAAATTAGATGGTAAAGAAATAATAAAAGCAATAAATGAAGTTCAATATGAGCAGAAAAGTAAATTGATTATGTGATTAAGTCTTAGAAATAATGAGGTGAGACAAATGGCTAAATATAGAAAGAAACCAGTTGTGATAGAAGCAGTGCAGTTTACAGGAAAAGATGAAAGTGTAGATTGGTTATTGCCACAATTAATTAGTGGAGAGATAGGAAGAAGTACAAATAAATTATACATTAAAACATTAGAAGGAGTTATGGAAGCAAATATAGGCGATTATATTATAAAAGGTGTTAATGGAGAAATTTACCCATGTAAGCCGGATATATTTGAAAAAACTTATGAAATTGTAGAGCCTAAAAAATAAGGCTTTTTTATTTTGTCCTAAATAAGACGATAAACTATTTAAATTTATATGAAAGGATTGATTCATAAGTGAATAAAGAACAATTTATAGCGCTAGGGATTACAGAGGAACAGGCTAAAAAGGCGGCAGAAGCTTCTACAGAGGAATTAAAAAGCTATGTTGAAAAACAGAAGTTTGATACTGTTAGTGAGGAAAACAAGAATCTCAAAACCACCGTAAAAGAAAATGCAACACAGCTTGAAACATTAAAAAACTCTACTGGAGGCAATGAGGCTCTTAAAACTCAAATAGCAACATTGCAGGCTGATAATGCAACTAAAGAACAGGAGTACCAAACACAACTTAAGGATTTACAGTTAAGCAATGCAATTAAGTTGTCAGTAGCGGGTAAGGTCCAGGATGAAGATATAGTTTCAGGACTTATAGATAAAACAAAACTTATCTTAGGTGATGATGGAAAGGTTACTGGTCTTGATGAACAACTTAAAGGATTGAAAGAATCTAAAGCTTTCTTATTCAAAGAAGAGGATACAAAGACCACTGAAAAAACTGATCCATTACCCGGATTCCATGTTGGTGGTGATGGTAAAAGTAAAACAGAAACTTCAAAACCAACTAATTTATTTGGAGCTGTAGCAGCACATTTTCAGAATGCATCAAATTTAACAAAATAGAAAGGGTGATATAAATGATTACACTTGCAGAAGCAAGCAAACAGTTACAAGATGATCTTCAAATAGGGGTTATTGATGAATTTAGAAAGAACAACTTTCTACTTGATAACCTTACCTTTGATGATGTAGTTTCTCCTACTGGTGGAGGTGCTACAATGACCTATTCATATTTAAGGCTTACAACACAACCTACTGCACAATTCAGAGCAATAAACAGTGAGTACACACCAGGAGAAGTTT